TAAATGTATCCAAACTTGCGATAAAGAGGAAATCCCATTACACATAATGTCATCAAACTATCTGTCTTTGGACGAAGACCATCCCAGAATTTTACTGCACCGTCAAAATCAGGAAAACTATGTGCAAACACATCGAAGATGATATCATCATAGTTCTTTGCCTGAGGAACCATATCATCAGATGCCAAAAGAAGAACATCACCATCGGCGTGTTCCATGTTCGCATTTACTGCTTCGATCTTTGTTTTTGAATGACCGTAATGATACTCAATAGGAACATCAAACTGCTCAAAGAATTCACGAATCTCTGGTGTATTCATTGTTTCGTCATCTTCATCCACGGTAACAATGAAAAACACATCATGTTTTCCACTAAGATATTCGACATACTTAGTGAAAGTATTCATGAATCGTTCTGGTCTATTACGGGTAGGAAACTTGATAACGAGTCTGGACATTCTTTTCACCTTTGTTCATTATGTAACTAAGAAAGGATCCTTTCTTAGTGTCCGATTGAGTATTTGGCAATCAAATCCCATTCATTCTTTTCTGAATACGGAAGGATTTTTATCTGTGCCATGCTTGCTTTTGGAGCACACTTGTACGGTTCAACAATCTCAACCAATTCCCATTGCTCCAAAAGAGTTACAATTGTGTTGCGTCGGGCGATATCATTATCAGTAAGTGTTGATGGTAGACCATCTAAAGCAAACAACTCTTTGAAATGCACAATGTAGTACTTGCCTCTCTTGTGCAAGATATGACACGACTGATATAGTTTCTTCTCTTTCTTCGAAGAAACACCAATACGAGTGAGTGTTTCTTTTACCTTCAAGAAATCTTCTTCCTTAAGAAGTCTCACTTCGATAAATTTTTCAATGATCTTTTCTTGTTCCATATTACAATTCCATTAAATACATACTTGAAATATCGTAATATGTATGCCATTTATACACCACCTCGGAACAGAGATTCTTTAATCTGGTTGATTTGTTCTTCGGTAAGAATAGTCAATCCTTCCATTGCTTTACGATTTGAATATCCATAGTACTCCTTAACCACTTCAAGATCATCAATCTTATCCTTCTTCTGCCATTTGCTGAATCTTGATCTTGGTCTGATCGTCTTTCTCAGGTACTCAAACTGCATCTTATTTGGCATCTCAGGATACATATTCACTTCATTCACCTGGAAGATGGTATCAGGGAAATACGATAGACACCGATTGATAACAAAGGGAGTATAATCCTTTTCTACAGATAGATCAGATTCATCTGCAAACAAATCCTCCTTCGTCTTATTTATCGCGTTTAGATATTTGGATAATTCCATACTACTCCATCTTAACTGATTTTTGCATCCTTGTCAACAACAGCGATGATGTATTTCTGACGAATCAATCTGAACCCTGCAAATTCAGAATAACCAGGTGCCCGGTCAACCAACACCCTATCGCCCATCTTTACATCAATTGGAATCTCATCCCCTTGATCTGAAATTTCCGGGGCACCAATAGATGCAATGGTTCCTGTGTAAAACTTGTGGTTCTCTTTCTCAGTATGATACAAACCTGTTTCAGTTCGTGTTGACATTTCATCTGGTTTGACCGCGATCCAACCACGATACGGATAAAACTTCTTTCCCATTATTCTCACTCTGTAAGAAACTCACTGCCCGTATTATGAGCAGATTCGTTTGATGAACCACCTGAAACGGTAATGTTATACTCGGAAGCATTATATACTCCGACTATATCTGAACCACAATAAACTAGAATGTTCCCATCAGTGACTTTAACCTCAGTGATGTTTTCTAGACGAATCGGTGCACAATTGATCGTCGGATCAATCTTTTTAACTACTGCGGTTTTACTCATGTTGACTCTTTCTTATTTGAATTGACAATCCATCATTAGATGGACAATACATGCTGTTAAATTGATCTCTGCATCGGCGACAAATGCTGCCTTATATTGATAATCTGCAATGATAAGAATCGCCTGTGGAATAGATGAACCATCGAGTTGCGGAACAATACCATCATACATTGCTCGAAACAATGCAGAAGGATCATTATCGAGTTCTTCAACAACCCAACGGCGCACAGTCTGAAATTTCTTTTGCTTCATGGCATCAATCAGACCCTTGACTTGAACATTGCCAATCTGCGACAGAATACCAACATCAATCTTGCCTGATGCGGCGTATCGCTGGAGTTCATTCAAGATGCGACGAAAATCAGGAAAGTGCTTCGTAATTAACTCAGCAACTACCTTGTCAGTATACTCGATGTTCTCTGTGTCTAGAATGGTTTTCACTCTAGTAAGAAACTGTGAAGCAAGTTTTGGTTTTTCACTGTTTGGAATAGTGAAATCAGTGCAGGTACATCTAGAGTGCAGTGGTTTGATGATTCTGTTTTTGAAATTACAGGTCAAAATGAATCTACAGTTATCACTGAATTCCTCAATAAATCCTCTCAGTGCTGGTTGTGTTGATTGGGCATTTGAATAATCAAACTCGTCCAGGATAACAACCTTTTTTGTATCGGACAAAGAAACAGTGGAAGCAAAGTTTCTGATTTTGGTTCGCAGAGTATCAATATTGCCATCTTCTGAACAGTTGATGATGATATAATCGGCATCTAATTCATTACACAATGCCTTGGCAACTGTGGTTTTGCCCACACCTGCATTACCAGAAAGAAGAAGATTCTGTACTTCACCACGACGAATCATATCCGTAAAAGTCTTCTTGATGTTATCAGGAAGGATACAATCTTCAATGGTTTGTGGACGATACTTCTCTACAAACAAGTATTCATTACTATTACTATTCACTAATCACGCCCTTTGTTTGTTAATTGTTTGATTTGAAAACTGAATCAGATTCAAGTGCAAGATAGTACTTGATATCCCTGGTTGCATGTACAAACTCTGAAAT